TATCTGGACTGATCTTCTGCGTAGTGTTCCTTTCGGGGATCCCTATGCAGTTCTCGGCCCAGCTCATGGTCCCGGTACCACAGTGGAGGGAGTACGTGGCAACGCCAAATACTCTTTTCGCAAGTGGCACCAGCGACTCGAGTCTGTCTTCCCTTTTACAGAGTTTGGAGTTGCTTCGCTCCAGAATCTTGGAAGTGATGACGACCCGTTGTCGTTACTCGATTTCGTAGAGCCCGAGGACGAGGCGCCTGCTAAGGTGACTCTCGTTCCTAAGACGTTGAAGACACCACGTGTCATCGCGATCGAGCCTGTTTGTATGCAATACATGCAGCAGGGTCTTTTGCGATGGCTCGTTCCCCTGATAGAACGGGGGCGATTCACTGGTGGACGGGTCAACTTTAAGGACCAATCCATCAATGGAAAGCTGGCACTCTCCGCCTCTAGGTCCGGTCGCTTTGCGACTTTGGACATGAAGGAGGCGAGTGACAGGGTGTCTCTAGCCCACGTCGAACTCATGCTGTCTTGTGCTCCGAAGTTATTGGAGTACGTGATGGCCTGTCGTTCTACGCGAGCCAAACTTCCAACGGGTGAAGTCATTACCCTTAAGAAGTTTGCGTCGATGGGCTCTGCGTTGTGTTTCCCCATGGAGGCGATGGTCTTCTTTTGTTCCATCGTCACCCAGAGGATGCTCAACGCTAGGTGCCGTCTAACGTGGCGTAACGTCCAAAAGATGTCGCGCCACGTATACGTCTATGGGGATGATATCATTGTCCCCACTGACGAGGCACCTTCGATCTGCGAGCACCTTGAATCGATAGGTCTCAAGGTGAACCGCCGTAAGTCCTTCTGGACTGGAAAGTTCAGGGAGTCTTGCGGCGTGGATGCTTTTGACGGGCACGACGTCACCCCGACGTATGTCCGTTTCTTGCCTCCAGCAGGTCGGCAGGACTCGTCCGAAGTTATTGGGTGGGTCGCCGCGGCCAATCAGTTCTATCTGAAAGGCTACTGGCGTACCGCTCGTGCGATGCGTGACCACGTTGAAAGAGTCGTGGGTAAGCTTCCGCACGTTTCCCAAGGCTCATCAGGGCTTGGCTGGGTCTCGTATAAGAACGAGGCTAGCCACAAGCGCTGGAATAAGGACTTGATGCGGCTTGAAGTCCGCACTCTTGTCCCAACTCCTAGGCGCCAGAAGGACCCCTTGTCAGGTGATCCTGCTCTGATGAAGTGCTTCTCTACCATTCGTGGCGCTGCCTCCTATTTTGGAGACATCGTCTCGAGTGCAAAGAATCACTTGGACGAGTCTGTAGCTCGCGGACGGCTAACACTGAAAGTCCGCTGGGTCCCTTCGTAGTTCTTACGGAGGGATGGGG